ATCTGCATTAACGCCGCTTTCATGTGCATACACAAAAGTACGCCCCGCTTTAAGTCCATTAATAGTTGATATGCTTGTTGTTGTATCACTCGCTTCATATGCTGTTGCATAAGGATTATTATAGACACCACTATCAGCCCATGAGCTTCTTGCTAAAGTGCCAATATACCATAAATTTTCTGCATAATTAAACATTACCACTTTATCAATTTGATCCGATCCTTCTGACGGATAAAACCATATGACTTCATTAAAGTCTGCGTTTGCTGAACAAAATACATCTTGTTTAGCATTAGGATTGATATTATCAAATACGTAGTCTTGAACCGAACAAGGTATTTTTTTAACCGAACCATCGTACATGAAGAATGACTCGTCACTCATCCAGAATGATGTACCCGATACATCCACCGCTGCGTGTATTCCTACAGCGCCGCAGTTAGAACCTATCTGTTTAAATCCAAAAGTAAAAGGTGCACCAATAAATTGCATTTGATACAAAGCAGAATCTGTCCATACCATAACAGCACCTCTTGATCTTACAGCCGTTTGTATTTGATTTCCGTCTGTCAGTCGGTGTGTACCTGCTGTATTTGTTGCAGAAGGTGTCCATTCGTTTGTTGTTTCTTGATGGGACCAACGAATATACATATTATCTTGTGTAGAATCTGTTCCTATTGTTGTCTCGGTGCCAAGACAAATAACATGTCTATCATCACCCGATACTAACATAAATCGTGATTTAGTTGGAGCGTTTGAAACATTTGTTGTAGATGCAACATTACTAGATAATCCACTAGATGTATCCCAGTAATAAAGTCCACCATCAAATTGAAGGGCTAAAACATCTTCCCCCCAGTTATCCAGTGCCCATTTTGATGATTGAAGTAAAACACCTTCACCACCAGTTAGACCTTCACGCGTTGTATTCCATGTGCTTGTACTCCATGTACCTGCACCCCATCCATATCCATATAAGGCAACGGCTGCTCCTGTATTAACTTGATAGGTTGCTGTCGCTGTTCCGGTGGTCGCGGACGAGGAAGCATTAGCTGGCGCCTCTATAGTATAAGTACTAGAACTAGGTACCGTTAATATTTCGAACTCACCTTGTAAGTTAGCTTGTGTTAAACCACCGACTGCACCACTAACGCTAGATATAGTAACAAAGTCACCAATCAATGCTCCGTGGTCCGCGTCTGTTACAGTAACGGTTGATGAACCGCTTGTTGTTGCAAATTGAGTTATGCTTCCCGTTGCTCTTGTAGGAGTAACATCTCCATAACTATTTTCTGAATAAGCGTATAACTTTTTATTAGTACCGTAGATAGCGTACTTAACACCGTTAAGATCTGAGTATGTAAGTATTGCTCGAGTTGCGCCGACGAGAGCATCACTTGTTACTTTTGTCCAACCACCAATTTTTTCCGGTAACCCATATCGAAAGCGAACGTTATCGCAATCGACCCATTTACCTTCTGCACCGTATTCGGTATTTTGCTTATCTATACCCGGCGCTATTTGCAGTTTTGTTAACGGCATTCAAGCTCCTAATTAGTTGCGTAGTATGCTAGCCAGAAATCAGTACCATTAACATTAATACGTATATGTCCTGTTAATGATCCAACACTTGTATCTGTTGTAATGCTTGATGATTGATCGGAAGCTTCTGTTCCTTCAAAATAAATAAATTCTTGATCCGTATCATCTTGGTCTAAAGATAAACATGCAATAGCACCAGATGAATTTGATTGATTTATTTCTACCATTGCATCAGCAGGATCTGTACATCCAAATGCAACTTTATCGGCAGAGCCATCAATAAAGAAAGCATCATCTAATCCGTTTGTTTCACATCTAAAGTCTATAGAAGCAGAACTATCATTCCATGTAAAAGCACCACCATCTAAATCAACTGCACCTGTTGCCTTAATACCACCTACAACGTGTAATTCTGTTGAAGGTGAATTTGTTTTAATTCCTACCCTGTCATTACCAGCATCAAGATAAAGCAAATTGGCATCACCAGCCCCTTCAAATCTTGCATCTAAATCGGCACCTGCTTCATTATAAATAAAAGTTCCACCATTAAAATTAACATTACCCGCTACATCTAATGTTCCGTTGGCCGTGATATTTCCTGCATCATCCAAGACATCGAACATAGTCGATCCATCTGTGTACAGTAAGTGTTTTGATCCTGCTACTAAGTTTGTTGCTGTTCCACTTGCCGGTTTAAATCCTAATGTATAGGTACCCATTGTTGCCGCATTATCGACAATGTACCAGTTCTCCACCGCTTCACACTGCATGGTAGTATTACCAGTAAGTGTGCCTGTTAATTTTATGATTGCGTTACTTGTTTCGTCTGCTGTTGTACCATCAGTCGCGCTTAACGAATCTGATGTACTTGCAATTGCTACAGATACATAACCTTTAATTGCTGATTCCAGCTTTTGTAAATTGTTATTTGTTATTGTACCCCATGTTCCCGAATTTTCTCCACTGGCTTGGAGTTCGAGATTAAGAGTACTTGAATATGTTGATGCCATTTATATCTCCTATGCCACGTCGTCTATTAAAGCAGCGACAATTGCATTTGCTGTTGCATCGCCTGCGTCTGCTATATCAGAAGATATAGCGTGAATATTAGCCACTGTCACGTTTGGAAGTCTTCCAAACCATGACTGAGATGGTCCAATAAAGATCCCATCAGCTAGGTCATTTGCAGCTACTCCGCCATCAAGGCATATAACAATACCATCCGCCGTGCTTGTGTTCTTAATAAATAAAAATTTAACTTTATCACTTGTACTTACCGCTGTCATGTCCGTATCTTGGTCAACGGCAGTATAATCGATAAAGCGACCAGCAATCAGATCAGCACTGGTAGTAGTCACTGCTGTTAGTTTGTAATACCATTTATCATTCGCATCATCCGGTGTTACCGTCATAGATCCAGAAATAGTCTTGGAGATCTCATCTGGTAAGATTGTTGCTGTTAAACTTATTGTCGCGTCATCTGCCATAACTTATCCTTAATCCGTTGACCCCGGGTCTACATCCTTCCATGTTACTGTTTGAGCATCATCTACTTCATTCCATAAGAAGAAGTCAGGTGATCCCACAGAAAATGAAATTAAGTTTTGGAATGCTTCACCAAATGCCGTTTCATCTCCAATGCTAAATGTTGCTGAAGATCCACTAGGTGATATATTTGCTCCACCTGTAACCGTTTCCGATCCAGTACTAAATGTCATACCAAATCCCGTTTCCGCGAACTCTATGTTGTGAATCTGCGCGTTGTTCGGATCCGCAAATGGCTGTTCACCGAATGTTGAAATTCCAAACAGCATCTACGATGCACTTAACGTGCTAACATCAAAACTTGCATCCGTTGTTTCAACGGGAGCAGGCGTTGTATTCGCTACGTACTTCTTGTTGAACATATCATCCCAGTGGTCTTTATCCATTAAAGTCAACAGTTCAGCCTGTGTATAAGCGGCAGGTGCCTTTGACGGTGATTCAATTTTCTCTCTCTTGTCAAAAGTGTGGGAAAAAGCGTTAAGGGTGTACTTGTATTTACAATGCCACTCTATAACATTTCCGTCAGCGTTCTTTTTTGGTACTGCACTTACCCAAGTCTTTGTTGCGTCATCTGCGTGTGCCATGTTTATCCTCCTTTTAGGGTGTTAATTTCGTCTTTTAGAGTTGTTACTTGAGCCGACAACTCCTGAACGGCTTTAACTAAAATAGTGGTGAACTGTCCGGGAGACACTTCCATTCTTTCCGGGTTGCTTTCATACACTAAATTCAGAATCTCGTTTTCATTGTCAGGCATTGCGTCATTTAACTCCTGTGCAATGAATCCTATTCTTGTTTTTCCGTCATGAACATTGTTTTCATCCGATTTCGACAAAATTCTCCTTTTCCATTTAAACTGAACGGGTCTGACGGAATTTATAAAATCCAGTCCAAACGGACTGTCAACAATATCCTCCTTGTCCCTTCTGTCCGATAAAGATGAAATTGATGTTACTTGACATCTTAAAGAACTTATATTGCCATCACCTATAGTAATTTCATTGTCTGCATTCGTGGCTGTAGGTTGTGAGTTGTGTCCCAAGAACATACAGTTCTCGTTTGAAACAGCATTTCCTCCGGCAAGTTTCCCTATAGCTGTACAGTCGAGTCCGTCAAGTGCTACTAATGCGTGATATCCAACAGCAGTATTATCAGCACCAGTTGTTATTGCTGTTCCTGCGTTATAACCAACACAAGTATTATTATCACCCGATGTCACGGCATCCAAGGAATAGTTTCCTACAGCAACATTGTATTCGCCACCTGCAACTGCTCCTCCAAGAGCGTCATAACCTATGGCTACATTATTTGTTTCTGCATCACATCCGTTATAGGCATTATAACCTATCGCAACATTATCACCACCAGTTGTAATTGAAGCACCGGCACCACGACCTATAAAAACATTCTTGTCTGCCGTTGTGGTATCCGTTCCTGCTTCTGAACCAATAATAACACAGTCATCAGCCGTTGTTACCGCATCACCTGCATTATATCCAAAAACTACATTTTTTGTACCAGAAGTTAATGACGCAAAAACATCTTTTCCTATTCCAACATTTCCTGTTGCGGAAGATAAAGTTCCTGTTGT